CTAAGGGAGCCAGGCGCCCAACACTACTCCAAGGATATCGTACTCATTACCATTCAACGGGGGGAGCCCAGGCATAATCCCCTTAAGCCATTTATTTTCTGCGTCTTCGACATAAATTTTAAAGACAAGATCGTCAGAGTCTTGTTTTTTGGCGATGACTTTGTCACCGGAAACTAATTCCGTCACTCCATATGTTATTGGTTCTACAAGTATTAATGATCCTTTAGGGTAGTTTACACCCACAGAACCACTCATTGTGTTGTCCCGCACCGTTAGCCAGTAAGCACTAGAGCTGCAATTAACGACGGCAGGGTATTTTACGATGCTGTTCTTTCGATTTTTGCCATACAACAAAGGTAATTCCCACTCCAATAATGGCAGAGTTCTAATATGGGTATCTTGGTTTTGCTGTAGGGTACGGGGGCTACGGCGTTTTTCAGGTTGTTCCAAGCCATCAAGCCAGCCGATTTGGATAGAGAAAAATTGCTCGATCCTTCTGGCCATATCTCCGCTGATACCTTTCTTGCCTTTTTTACCAGCTGGATAGAGCATTCTGGAAACGTAATCAGCAGCGATGCCAAGGGCTTCTGCCAGACGCTTCTGTCCCCCAACGCCAAGGCTACTGATCAGGGAGGAAAGACGCTCCCGTCGTGTTTCCTGTAGTTGATTTTTCTGCTCGTTTTTCATAGGGCCATCGTACCCAAATTTACCGTTAGGTAAATGACTTTCTGGTGTTGATAAAAAAATACCTTTGGGTATACTTAATACTGTTTATTTATACAGTAATTGGTTGGGGTGAGAGTTTCTCAACATTTGGTGACACGGAGTCATTGGCGGTTTGGCAACCCCCGGAGAGGTCAGTATGAGAGATATGCACAAAATTTTGGAACGGTGGGGAGTGTGGGCCCGTGATAGCAGCGGGATTGACTATTCTCCAATTGCCGCTGGGTTTAAGGGATTATTGCCGCATACTTCATGTGGTGAACTATCCTGCTGCGATGATGATGGGTTGGTTATCGACGGCTGCGTCATTCGCTTGAAGAAGTACAAACCTGAAGAGTTCGATTTGTTGATTGCACATCATGTCTATGGGGTATCGCTTCGCAAAATAGCGAGAAAGAGAAAATGCTCAGATGGCACGATACGAAAAGAGATGCAAACTGCTGAAGGTTTCGTGGGGGGATGTCTGGCGATGCTGGATGTGAAGTTGAGTATGGATTACTGAAATTCTCTAGGTACTTTTTATTCCCCTCGTTGTGTTGGCATTATTTTAAAGAGAACAAAATTATCAATTGAAAGCTGATTTTTATTCTGAATAAGTGGGTAAAATTTTAATAATAAAAAGCTAACGCGTACGCAAAAATTCTTGTAGTCTGATATTAGTGATGAGTCAGTACGCAATTACCCAATCATAAACCTCGCCAAGGCGGGGTTTTGTTTTTTTATCTCATCTTTTAAATGCGTGATTGATAAAAATAATTACAATTCAGTGTGTTACATTTTATCGTGAAGCATCAGTAATGTCATGTTGTTATGTTTTTACATAACAACTAACGCGTACGCAAAAACACTGATAATCTGATATAAATGGCAGTTGCTTGCACGGTAGTGGAAATTTTGTTACGTCGCTGGTGTTTCTTTTTAGGGCTAAAATAGTTTAAAAAAAACTAACGCGTACGCAAAAATGGCTGTAATCTGATAAAAGTAGTTAATTGTTTGACGCAATAACCAAATTTAAAATATCGCTTTAGCGTAATTTTATTTTTTTAGCCTGTGGGTTGAATTTGCAGTATGAGGTCGCCAGCTATTGGTGATTTTTACGATATTTAAAAAATGTAGTATGCCGATATGATGTGAATATTGTATCAGTCAAAATGAGGCCACCTTCGGGTGGCTTTTTTATTTCAATTTCCCGATGTTCGGGCAATGCCCCGGTAGTGGGAGGGAGGTTATGAAAATGCCCTGGAAAAGTGAGCCTAACATCCTCTCTATGCTGATCGCCGTTGGCATGACTTTGTTGGGCGCCATAGCCAGTTACTCATTCAAGGTATTGAACGGTGAGGCGTTCAGTTGGCGAACGCTATTTCTACAGCTCTTTGTCTCTATTTTCGCCGGCCTGACCATGGTGATGATTGCGTTGCATTACGACTGGCCATCGGAGGTGATGGGCGGCGTTTGCGGCATGGCTGGTTGGTCAGGCGCGTCGCTGATTAAATCGTTGGAACGCCGATTTCTCAACAAAGTGTCAGGGGGAAGCCAATGAAACTCAGTAAAAACGGAATGGCGCTGATTAAGCATGCGGAAGGGTTGCGCTTGAAGGCATATCAGGACTCGGTGGGTGTCTGGACCATCGGTTATGGCTGGACGCATCCGGTAGAGGGCAAGAAAATCGGCCCAGGCATGCAGATTAATCAGACGATGGCTGAACGTCTACTGAGGTGTGGCCTTATTCAGTTTGAACAAGGCGTCAATCAATTGGTGAATGTATCCATCACCCAAGGGCAATTTGATGCTCTGGTGAGCTTTGCTTATAACCTCGGCTTACGTTCGCTAGCGTCCTCGACTTTGCTTCGCAGAGTGAATGCTGGTGATAAGCAAGGTGCAGCTAACGAGTTTGGTCGGTGGGTAAATGCCGGTGGTATAAGACTCGATGGTTTGGTGGCAAGGCGCGCAGCGGAGTCTGCATTGTTTTTATCCTAAATTCCCGCTCCTTCTTCCCCAAGCTTTCTATTGCTTGCTGAATGCTTATGCCACAGCACTTCTTATCGTAAAAAACCATGAATACCGATAGACCACGATGTGTAGCTCGCCTACACCTCAAGCTACTCGACTTCATATGACTGACAACGGAGGCTGATGCTCATAATGATTGAATTTGAAATTAAAACTGCGCTGGAGGAATTAACTCATATGCCGGTATATCCGCTGGTGCTGTCGGATCCCGGACTAGAAGGCGTGACTTATCAGAAAATCAGCGATTTGAAGCTTAATACCGGTTTGGTTAATACCTCGCTGGTGCAGAGTCGCTTTCAAATCGTGCTGTACGTTATTGATGACTACGCCCGGTTAATCGCGCTGGATAAGATCATTCTTACCGCCTGGGAAGGGATTCAGCATGGTCATATTGGGCATTGGCCGGTGCAGGCCGTGACACGCAGCACTATCTTGCAAGGTGCCACAACGTTGGCGGATAACCGCATTCAATACCGCATGGTGCGCGATTACATCATTTGTCATTCGGAGAATGCAGCGTGATCGGTGCCAACGTTTCCGGCATGGCTGAGCTGGCACGTAGGTTGGAGACCGTGAAGCGTGATGTCGCCTCAAGAATTCTGCATGACGCCGGATGTTCCGCTTTGGCTCCGGTACTCAGGGATATGCCGCAGTATATCGGCGATAGCGCAATGGAAAACAGATCATATTTGCGCGACAGCATCGCCATCGTTTCTGGTGTTGCCGGTTGGGGAGTACTGACCCTGCGTGTCGGCCCCAGTAAACAGCATTACCAAAAAGCATTGGCACAGGAATACGGCACGGCAACTCAAGCTGCCGCTCCATTTATCCGGCCAGCACTGGATCACAACAAAACTCAAGTGTTACGCATCCTGGCGGCCAACATCCGCTATGGCATCGAAAACCGGTAGCGACTGCTACCACCATCCTTCATCAAAAAAGAGAGAGAAAAATTATGGCTGATAAAACTTCGCCAGAGTACGCCATGCTGCCTGCTGGAACTATCGTTAAGTGGGGCACAGTAGGCGCCACGCCGGCGACGATGAAAGCACTGACGAACTGTAAAGCAGTAGGTGAAATGGGGCAAACGGGCAGTTTTGTTGACTGCACGACGCTGCTTGATACCACGAAACAGTTTATTTCCGACCTGCCTGAGGGGGCTGAGAAATCCCTTGGCTTTATCGACGATCCTGCCAATACCGATTTTGCTGCGTTCCTGAATGCCGCAGATAAGCGTGAAACCGTGCAGTTTTATGTTGAGCTGCCGAATGGCCGCACTTCCACTTCTATCCTGTCTTTGTCCGGTTGGAAAATGAATGAGATCACCGCCCCAGCGAGTGAAGTTATTCAAATTACCGTACAGGGCAAACAGAACAGCAACACCTGGGGAGCGGTAACAGCGAAGGTGTGACAAACCGAAAAGTCGCGTTGAGTGAACTATCGTATCCAGGCGTTTGGCGCGATGTTTTGCGCCGCAGGCAAGTATGACCTGTGGCGATCATTTGCATAAATCACGCATTATGAATAAGGAATAATCATGACTGAGAAATATGATCTTAAGGCCCTGAAAGCGGCGCTGTTGAAATCCGACGACCATGTGATTGAAACGCAAATTTTTGGCACCAAGACCTTCATCCGTCGGTTGAAAGCTGCGGAACTGCAGGAAAACGAAGATGGCATGAAAGCCGCCATCGACAGCGGCGATATGAGCCAGGCGGCAAAGCTCAACGTTCAACTCCTGCTGTCTTGCTTTATGACTCCGGACGGCAAACGCATTCCGGCCAGCGCGCTGCCCAGCGTGGATGAGCTGCTGGTGGCACACGACAACCCGACGCTGGTCGAAGCCATCGGTGCCGTCAAACGCCATGCGGTCGGCAGCCTGGAGGAAGCGGAAAAAAACTGACTGACTCGCCCTGGCTGATGCTGGTGTTCCAACTGGCCGATCGCTGGGGTGAGTCGGATCCGCGCAAGATCGCCGCATTGCCGGCGCAAATCCTGAATCACTGGCGGGCATATTTTAAACTGCAAGGCATGACGGCCGATGCGGTGGAGAGTGCCCCTATTCACCAATCCGTTCAGCCCGCGCAAAGCAGTATTGATATGCAGTGTGCTGACGTTATGCGAGTGCTGGGAAATGGCTGAGGTAGCATCGTTGGCGGTCGGGTTGTACCTGAATGACGCCAACTTTAAAAACAAACTGACGGCGGCTTACCGTACCGCCGGCGATCAATCCACAAAGTTCAATCGTCAGGCTCAACAGGACGCGAAAAAGACCGACGAAACCTATCAACGTATCGGCAGTACTCTTGGCGGCCTGGCGGGAAAATTGGCAGGTTTGGCTGGGGTTGACTTGTCGCTGAGGGAGCTCGTTGCCACCGCCCGGCAGTATGGACAGGTGCTTACCGAACTTTCTTCCGTCACTACGGCAGCGACGGCGCAGATGAAACAACTGGACGAAGCGGCTCGGCAGGCGAGCAACGGTTCTGGGGATGGGGGAGGTAGCCGAACCGAGGAGGTGCTGAAACTGGCCTCAGGTCTGAATGACAGCGCGGCGGCCTGGCGCGATCAGGCAGCGGCTGCGCGCGGCGCAGCGCAGGCGACGAGTGGGGCGGGTGCCGCATCCCGCGTTGCCAACGTTGCGTTGGGTGCGCTTGGCGGCCCGGTTGGTGTTGCCATCCAGGCGGGCTTGGGGATGTTGTATTTTCATGAGCAGAACCAATTGGCGCGCCAATCGGCTTTGGCATTGAAAGATGCGGTAGTTGAAACTGCCGACGATCTTCATAAGCTCTCCAACGTGAAATTAGCCATTAAAATTGATAGTTTTGACGATCAGTTAAAAAATCTTCGTGAGGAGAAAACGAAGATTGAAGGCCAGTTGTCGCATTTGAGTGATACCCGCCTTGCGGGCCTGGAACGTCGCCGCAAGGGGACTTTGGGGTTCCTCTATTCAGATCCAGAAGAGTTGAGGAAAGAACGGAACGTCTTGCGAGGGCAGTTGGAAGATGCCATTGAGAGCGAGAAAGCGATCAGAACCCGTCGAAACAACGCCGTCAATGCACTAAATGGCAACGGCAGCCATGTTGAGACTAAGCCTGACAAGCCTAAAAACCATCAAGAAAGCGCTATTTTTGTCGATCGTACCTTCAGTGATAACAGCAAGCAGCAGGCTCTTGAGCAGTATCAGCAGTTACGTCAGGAGATGGAGCGGGCGCATCTGAGCAGCCTCGACAAGATCGCTTTGGATGAGCAAAGCGCACAGGCAAAGCTGGTATTAACTGCCAAAGCCGCTGGCGCCGGGCAAGCGGATGTACAGCGCATGATGGCGTTGAATACCGAGAAGTATCAACGGCAGCGGCAACAGCTGGCCGAGCAGTACGCTCCGGGGCAGGCGGCGGTGCGCAAGGGTCAGAAAGTCAGCAAGGAGCTGAAAGCGCTGTATGACGGGCGACTGTTGACCGAACGCGAATACCAGACCGCCAGCCGGATCCAGCAGCAAGAAACTCAGCGCCAGCGGTTGAAGGCCGAAACTGACACGCTCGCCGCGCCGCGCTTGAACATCGCGGGCGATGTAGATCCCGTCGCTCGCCTGAATAATCAACTTGTGCAGCAACAGGCTCAATACCAGGCCTACTATCAGCAGGGTTTTCTGGATAAACAGCGCTATGAGCAACTGATGCAGGCGGCGACACAGGAATCGTCGGACGCTCAGTATCAGCAAGCGCTGAGCCTGTACGGTGGTCAGAGCCGCGTGCACAAGATGGCGTTGGGGCTGGTGGATATGACGCGGGAGCGCACCTCCGGCATGATGTTTGATCTGCTGACCGGCACGCAGAGTTTTAAACAAAATATGCTTGGGTTGTTTTCTTCCATTACCCAGTCTGTCGTTCAGCAACTTATCGATATGGCGATGCAAGCGTTATTGACGAAAACCATTCTCTCTACCTTTATGAGCATCGGCGGCGGCTTAATGGGTGGTGCAGCCAGTGCTGGCGCTGGTGCGGCAGGTTCCGGTGCGATGGGTATGTCTACGGGATGGCAAGGTTACGTTCCCAACGCTAAAGGTGGGGTTTATGCATCTCCTTCGCTGAGTGCTTACAGCGGGCAGGTGGTGAACAATCCGACTCTGTTCGCCTTCGCCAAAGGCGCAGGGGTAATGGGCGAGGCTGGGCCTGAAGCCATCATGCCACTCAAGCGTGGCGCCGATGGTTCTCTGGGGGTGAGGGCGATGGGCGGTGGCCAACAGGTTGCGGCGGCGCCGAATGTGTACATTACGATCGAGAGTGGTGGCAACGTCGGTACACAGGCCGATCCTGGCTGGGGAGAGTTTGGCAAGCAGATGGGGAGTATCGCCGCGCAGGAGAGCCAGAAGGTGATCAACAGAAACCTGATGCCGGGCCAGCCGATTTGGAAAGCAATCAAGGGGATGTAATGGGTATTCAAACATTTGAATTTCCGGCGCGCGTCAATGCTGCCGGCGATATGCGTTTTCGCGTCAGAAAGGCGCAGTTCGGCGACGGATATGCGCAGGTCTCCGGCGACGGCATTAATCCGATCGTGCGTTCCTGGGATCTGACCTTTGTCGGTAAGTATGACTACATCACGCCGATCATCGTCTTCTTGGAAAATCATTACGGGGTGAGATCTTTTCAATGGACACCACCGACCAACGTTCCCGGCCTCTACCGCTGCGAAGGCTATAAGCCTGTTGCCATGGGCGGCGATAACTATTCACTGACGGCCACGTTTACCGAGGCGTTTCACGTTTAACCGAGATTAATCATGCTGAATACAGACCTGCAGAAGTTGGAGCCGGGCAATCGCGTTCGCCTTGTTGAAGTGGACGGGACAAAGTTCGGTGCTGATATTCTACGCTTTCATAGTGACACACTGCCCTATACGCCGGAAGAACTGGCTGCAGCAGGCGGAGACGAAACGAAACTACCTGCAAAATCGATCTGGTGGCAGGGCAAGGAGTACGGGCCGTGGCCGTTTAGTGTCGAAGGGCTTGAAATCTCTTCTGACAGTCAGAGCAGCGCGCCTAAATTGACGGTGGCCAATATAAACGGCCTGATTACGGCGCTCTGCCTGCAGTTCGAGGATATGGCACAGGCCAAAGTGCTGATCCACGATACATTGATGCACTATCTCGATGCCCATAATTTTCCTGAGGGCAATCCTACAGCTGATCCGCTGCAGGAAAAGCTGCAGGTGTTCTATATCGACCGCAAGGCGACGGAAAGCGACGAAGCGGTGGAGTTCGAGCTCTCCAGCCCGACAGACCTACGGGGATTGCGCATTCCGACCCGGCAAATTCATAGCCTGTGTACCTGGTGCTCGCGCGGCGGTTATCGCACCGGCAAGGGCTGCGATTATGCCGGTATCCGATACTTTGACGACAAGGGCAATCCGGTGGATGACCCGAGCAAGGATCGCTGCGGCGGGCTACTGAGCGATTGCCAAAAACGTTTTGGCGAGAACGAACCGTTGCCGTTCGGTGGGTTCCCCGGTGCCTCATTAATCCGGCAGTAGGGGGAGAGATGAAAGAGAAAACCATAGCGGCCATTATGGCGCACGCGATGGCCGAGTATCCGCGCGAATGCTGCGGCGTGGTGGCGCAAAAGTCCCGCGTGGAGCGTTATTTCCCGTGCCGTAACTTGGCGGAGGATCCCACCGAACAGTTTTATCTGGCGCCTGAAGACTATGTGGCCGCTACCGGGTGGGGCACGATCACCATGATTGTGCACAGCCACCCTGACGCCACCACGCAGCCGAGCGAGCTGGATAAGGCACAATGTGACACGTTAGAGTTGCCTTGGGTGATCGCCAGTTGGCCGGAGGGCGATCTACGCACGATTATGCCGCGTGGAGATTTGCCGTTAGTCGGGCGCCAGTTTGTGCTGGGGCATACTGACTGCTGGGGGCTTATCATGAGCTATTTCCGGCAGCAGCATGGCATCGAATTACGAGATTATCGCGTTGATTATCCGTGGTGGGAGCGGGAGGAAAATCTTTATCTGGATAACTGGCACAAATGTGGTTTTCGTGAGTTCGGCGGCCCACCGCTGCCGGGGGATATGGCGATCATGCAGGTCTCGGCGCCGGTGGCCAATCACGCCGGCATTCTGCTGGAAGATGGCATGCTGCTGCACCATATGTACGGTATGTTAAGCCAGCGGGTGCCCTATGGCGGCTACTGGAAAGAACGCACGGTGAAGGTGCTGCGGCATAGAGAAATGATGTAGTCCTTTGTTACGATGTTGAAAACAACAAGGGGAATATTAATAAAAAAACTACTATTACCCATTACCTTACTGATGCTGGCAAGCTGTGCAAACCCAGAGCTAACAAAAGGGTTAGGGCAGAGTTTACGTCTAAAAATGATGTAAATTATCTGGCTGACTGCATTATAGAAAAAATCAGATAAGCGTACATTCAATGGTATGCGTATAGAAATAGTAAGTAAGCCTAATTAGAGAGTGGTATTGCACTGGTGCTAATTAACGGTAGTGGCTATATAGATATATTAGAGAAAGAAGCTCAGTGGCAAGTTGTGTATAGAGGTGAAGCCGCAAACACCAATTGGGGGAAATAACCAATAGAAATGGTGAGGTTATATCTGACATTAAGTCATGTCTGTAAACATACATTTTCAATAAAACCCACCATCGGTGGGTTTTTTATAAGGGAAAATACATGTCGTTAATTGAAACTCCACTCAGAACGGTAAGGTTTCACGGACCGTTGATTAAAGCTTTTGGGAGAGAATTCAAGTATCGGGCTACGACGGTACCCAAAGCCATTGATGCAATGAAGAACTTGTTACCAGGTTTCGAACGCTACATGCTTGAAGCTCACAAACGCGGCCTGACATTTTCTATTTTTGTCGGTAAGCGTAATGTCCGGCAGGACGAGCTGGAGCTAACCAAAGGGACGGAAGATATTCACCTTGTTCCCGTCGTGATTGGGAGCAAGCGTGCAGGTCTATTCCAGACTGTGCTGGGTGTGGCACTTGTAGCCGTCGCTATGTACATATCTGCGGGGACTGCTGCGGGAGCTATGGGAGCATTTGCTGCTGGTGGCGCCACTGGCATGGCAGCGATGGCCGGCGCTTCCCTCGCCCTGGGCGGCATCCTCCAAATGCTCTCCCCGCAAATGGGGGGGTTGCGCATGCGGCAAGGCCCGGAAAATAAACCAAGCTATGCCTTTGGTGGCCCGGTCAACACAACGGCGCAGGGCAACCCCGTCGGCGTGTTGTATGGCACGCGTGAAATTGGCGGGGCGATTATCTCCGCAGGCATTTATACCGAAGACCAGCAATAACGACATCCGTTTGAACAGACAGCCGCAATAGCGGCTTTTTTTATGGGCGAAATATGGCACAGAACATTATCCGTGGGCGAAAAGGCGGCGGCGGTGGCGGCCACACGCCGGTAGAATCGCCGGACAGCATTCAGTCGATCGCCAGAGCGAAGATGCTATTCGCATTGGGCGAAGGGGAGTTTGCCGGCGGGCTGGATGGCACGAACATTTTTGTTGATGGCACGCCGGTATTGAGCAACGACGGAACGGAGAACTTTCCCGGTTTCCGCTGGGAATTCCGTCCTGGTTCGCAGGTGCAGGAGTATATCCAGGGCATTCCCGCCGTCGAAAATGAGATCGTGATAGGCAGCGAATTGAAAAGCGGTACACCGTGGGTGCGTTCGGTCTCGAATCTGCAACTTTCCGCCGTTCGCCTTCGGCTTGGCTGGCCCATGCTGCAAAAGCAGGAAGACAACGGGGACGTCAACGGTTATCGCATCGAATATGCCATCGACGTGGCGACTGACGGCGGCAGCTACCAAGAGGTGTTAACGGCAGCGATCGACGATAAAACTACCTCGTTGTATGAACGTTCACACCGCATCAATTTGCCGAAGGCCACTACGGGATGGCAGTTGCGCGTACGCCGGCTGACGCCCAATGCTAACAGCGCCAGAATCGTCGATCGCATGAATCTCGGGGCGCTAACCGAAATCATCGACGCCAAACTGCGCTACCCGAACACGGCACTGCTGTATGTCGAGTTCGATTCCAAACAGTTCCCGAACATTCCGAAGATCAGCTGCAAACCGCGCGGCCGCCTGATCCGTGTGCCTGATAACTATGACCCAGAAACACGAAGCTATAACGGTGTTTGGACCGGTGGCTTCAAGTGGGCCTACAGCGATAACCCGGCGTGGGTGTTTTACGACATTATGCTGGCTGAGCGTTTTGGTCTTGGCGATCGCATCGACGCCTCCCAGGTATCCGAGTCTGAGCTATACCGTATTGCGCAGTATTGCGATCAACTTGTTCCTGACGGGCTGGGCGGCGACGGTACCGAACCGCGCTTCACCTGTAACGTTTACATTCAATCGCGCGAGGATGCCTGGACAGTTCTGAGCGATTTGGCGGGTATCTTTCGGGGTATGACCTATTGGGGGCGAAACCAAATGGTCGCCTTGGCGGATATGCCGCGCGATATGGACTTCACCTATACCCGCGCTAACGTTATTGACGGCAAGTTTACCTATTCATCTGCCAGCGAGCGCACCCGCTATAGCACGGCGATGGTTAGTTGGTCCGATCCCGCCAACCATTATGCTGACGCGATTGAGGCTGTTTTTGATAATGATTTGGTCCGTCGCTATGACGTTAACCAGACAGAGCTAACAGCTATCGGCTGTACCCGTCAAAGTGAGGCTAATCGCCGGGGGCGCTGGGCGTTACTGACCAACAGCAAAGACCGCACGGTGAGCTTCTCCGTCGGTCTGGATGGCATGATACCTATGCCGGGGCATATTGTCGGCGTGGCGGACCAGATGCTGGCAGGCCGGGCAATTGGCGGACGCATCAGCTGCGTGGATGGCCGTAAACTGACATTGGACAGAAAGCCGGGCGCTAAAGCTGGCGATCGCCTGCTCGTTAACCTACCTTCCGGCAAGGCACAGGCGCGCACGGTACAGGCGGTGAATGAGCGCGTCGTGACGGTCACCACTGCATACAGCGAGATACCGACACCTGAGTCTGCTTGGTCGATCGACGCGGACGATCTGGCCGTTCAGCTCTATCGCGTGGCGGGCATCGCCGATAATGGCGATAACACCTTCACGATCAACGCGATGGAACATGATCCGTATAAATATGGCCGTATCGATACCGGCGCGCGTATCGATGAACGTCCAATCTCGATTATTCCACCCGGTGTTCAGGCGCCGCCGAAAAACATTGTCATAGACAGTTATTCCTCCGTGAACCAAGGTATTGCCGTCACCACGATGCGCGCTGCCTGGGACGCGGTTGAGAGTGCGATCGCCTATGAGGCGGAGTGGCGCAAGGATAACGGTAACTGGGTGTCGGTACCGCGTACGTCCGCGCTCGGTTTCGAAGTGTCGGGTATTTATGCTGGGCGTTACCTTGTACGGGCACGAGCCATCAACGCCAGCAACGTTTCGTCTGTTTGGGCGGCAGCGATGGAAACTCACCTCAAGGGCAAAGAGGGTAAGCCGCCGACGCCGGTCGGCTTCAAGGCATCCCCGCTGCTGTGGGGAATCCAGCTTGATTGGCGTTTCCCCGCTGGCGCTGAAGATACGCTGAAAACTGAAATCCAATACGCGGATAACGCTGCTGGTGGCAACGCCCTGCTGCTGGCCGATATTCCATATCCGCTCCATACCCATAGCATGACTGGCTTGAAGGCAGGGCAGGCTTTTTGGTTCCGTGCGCGGCTGCAGGATCGCACCGGCAATCAGGGCGATTGGACCGGTTGGATCGACGGGCAGGCGAATGCGGACGCCGGTGATTATCTCGAGAGCATCGGCGACGATCTGCTGACCACAAAAGACGGTGAACGTCTGGTGGGCGATATCGACACCAACATCGGCGCCATCTTGCAGAATGCGCTGGCCAACAACGCGACGGTAGAGCACCAATGGGCGCAGTACGGCGAAGTGCGCGCCGATATTTTGGTGGTGAAAACCACGATTGCGGAAGTTGATCGCGGTCTGGCTGAGATGAAAACCCAGGTGCAGGCGCAGATTGACGGCGTGACGGCGGTGCTCGAGGACAAACTGACAGCGACGGTAGATGCAGACGGCGCGACGGCCATCCACACACTGAAAGCTGGCGTTCGGGTGAACGGCACCTTCTACAACGCCGGTATGTCTATCGCGGTATTGGCCGAGAGCGGCAAGCCAGTGACGACCCGCGTTGGGTTTAACGCCAATCAGTTCGTTCTGATGAGCGGGGGAAACAATAATCAGTATTCGCCGTTTGCCGTGGTGGATGGACAAGTGTTTATTAATGATGCGTTTATTCGTAATGGCACTATCGATAGCGCCAAGATCGCGCAGCATATTCAGTCTTCGAATTGGATAAATGGGCAGCGTGGCTGGGCGATAAATAAAGATGGCGCGGCACAATTCCATAACATTTCTGCTCGCGGGGCGATATATGCAGACACGGGTGAATTTAAAAATGGTGTGATTGGTAACTGCCGAATTCTTGAAAACTGCTCCATTGAAGGGAAACTCTCCGCCGCTAATATCGAGGGAGCGATCATGGATGGTTCAATGCTTACCTGGACGGGGGCACATACCAACGTCAGTCGATTGCTACGTTTTGGCGGTAATAGTGTTATTCCGGTTCGTGTTTTTGGACAGATTCAGATAACCAGAAGAGGAAATAATGGTGCGCATGGCTATGGTGGTGTTCGTCAAAATAGAACGGATGGAAGCTATTTACCCGAGACGGTAATAAGTTCTGGGTATGGGCAGTCGTCTGTCTCAGTCGTTTATGTCGATATATCTGCTGGAATAGGAGAGTCTGTGTTTTGGCATTTGGCCGCTGGGGAGTTAAATCAGGGGGCGAATCAAAAAACATCTTTCTTGGTGAATGTTTTTACTGCCCCGCAATATACGGCATTTCGCTTGGAATAGTCTGGGTTTCTTGATGTAGTGCTTTATTTATTTAATTTAGGAGAATATCAATGTCAGCAGGCACTCTAACCCTAACAAATAACTCTGCAATAGTGAAAGGCGCTGGCACGGCGTTCAATACCGAGTTAAAACCCGGCGATATGATTGTGAGCGTTATCGGCGGCGTAACATATACGCTGCCAGTGAAGACGGTGGACAGCGCCACACAGGCCACGCTGATTAAAGCGTATGACGGACCGACGCAAGCGGGAGCTGCATGGTCTGCTGTACCACGCGAGACACTGAACGCTATTACTGCCCAGTTGGCAGCTGAGACGGCCAAAGCTCTGCGAGGCCTGAACTACGACAAAGACAACTGGCAGCAGGTATTCAGCGGGACAGGAGACGTTACGGTCACACTCCCTGACAACCGCAGCTTTACTGGACCAGCATGGAACGGAATAACGAAAAGCTTAGAAGATAAACTCAGCAAAAGTAGCAATCTTTCTGATTTACAAAACCAAAAAACGGCTAGAGGTAATCTGGGGCTCGGTACAGCAGCAACTGCAAATATTGGTGCCAACCAAAATGAAGTAATGATAGGTGGGGGGTGGGGACTTGGAGGCAGTTGGAGAGGATATAAATTAATGAGCACCAACAATATCAATCCTATTCTTAATGAGATTGGTGAACGTGGGCTTATAGCTTTTAGAAATAATCAGGAAATAAGTGATAATGGTCCAGGTTGGTATACCCCAGCCTGGGGACCGTCACTATGGTGCAGAACGGAAGATGTTTATGCTGCTTTTAATATGGCATCGACGACAACTCATTTGTCCGTATCATGCGGAAGTATTCGTACTGGTTGGACAATGCATAAGGTTATTTGGCACAGTCTAAATACAGTTGTTGATGGTAATGGATTCATTAAAAAAGCATCACCTGTTACTAACATTTTTGGTGATGGCAGTTGTGAAAATACTACGGAGGCGGAAGGGGTTATCTGTAAGCGTCTTGGTGTTGGTCTATATCATGTGGACGGCTGTTTAGGTTTCTATATCGATAATGGATGGAAATTTGAGGTTCCTAAAGACGAGAACGGTAACGCCTTGCTGTGGGTTGATTACAAGGTTGAGAAAGATGGCTCAATTGTCTTTAAGACTTATCATCGAACTAACGAATGTCCAATGCCTGAATTACAAAATAATGTTGAGGGTTACAAAAATGGTGACCCTATCGACATTCCTGACGGTAAATTTTTAATGGTTCGCTTAAACGTTCCTAATAGTCAATTCGCTGAATATGTTCCCGATGATTCAATCCCCCAGCCATTTAACGATTCTCATGTTGGGTGAGTTAATTACATTATCTACACATAGACCATGTTGAGTGACTTTTTATTATTGGAGTAAAAATATGACGGTTATTAGTGGTGTATTAAAGGGGCCTTATGGCGACGCACGGACAGGCATAACAATTACAATGCGTTCTCTGAAAACCTCGTCAACGGTGCTTAACCTGGCAAAATCGCAATCTGTGACGAATGATAGCGGCCAGTATTCGTTAACTGTGGAGCCTGGTGCGTATGAAGTGATTATCTCTGTCTATGGAGCTCAGCCCGAGCGGGTAGGCACCATAGAGATTTATACTGACTCACTGTCAGGTACGCTTAATGACTTCTTGCGCCGCCCTGGTGAAAGCGATATTACACCAGAAATTGTGCAAACTGTTGACCGCATGCGCCTGGAGGCAGCGCAATCAGCAGCCGCAGCAAAGAAAAGCGAAAATAATGCATCGACAATACTGGCTAATACACTGAAAAAGGGTGATTACGGGTTTGGCGGTAGTGGCCCTAGAATCAGCGGTGCCGATGTAGAGTCTCAAGTGACGTTAATGAGCGCTATCAGAGGGCACGGCAGCGAAATATTCCGCGTCGCTGGCGGCGCAAAAATAGGAATGCCACCTGACGGTGCATCTATTCATTTAATGTCTGGTGACGTTAGTGCTGTTATTGCTGTGGATTACAACACCGGCAATGTAAATACGATGACGTGCAATGGGGTTGGATTAACGACAGGCGTTATCAAAAACTGCACTCTTTGGGGTACGTCGAACACCACTGTAGACAGCAACGGTTTCGTCAAGAAAGCATCACCGATCGCCAGGTTGTCTGGTGCGCCAGAAAAAATGCCAGATGATTACCTAGATGGTTTTACGCTGTCCAGTTTTGTGGCTGTGAACGCTGAGGCTGCGGGGGTATTTGCTGAGCGTGTGTCTGTCGGGGTTTATAAAGTCACTGGCTCTTTAGGGTTTGCTGAGGAAGGTTGGAACATCGAGGTCCCCCAGGACGTTAACGGTAACCGCCTATGCTTTGTTGAAACCAGCACCGGCAAAGACGGCACAATCTATGTGAAGGTCAGTAAACGCCGCTTTGATGTTGATACAGCGGCGATAGTGGCCGGTGAGCCAATGGATATTCCTGATGGTCGCTGGATAGATCTGCGCCTTAAAATGCCAGCCCTTTCAGTTTCTGATGGCATATTACTGGATGGTTGAACTTGCAAATGAGTTTTAGCGTTAACGGCGGGGCATACGTTGACAATGTTCTGGACGTTGATTAGTTGAAATTTGGCAACGTATCGACTGCTTTGCTTTACTACGAATTCCTATCTGAAAATGCTGCTGGCACTGTTTGTGTCTGATAGACAGTGCTGGCGCATAATCATCTTTCCCAATCTCATTTTTAGTGAACAGCTAGCTACCAACTCAGCTTATTCGAGGTGTTTATGGTACAAGTGACTCTTAATTTCCTCGAAAACGGTCTGTCTCTATCAAATATCAGTAACCAGCCACTGATCCGATTCATCAAACATCTCTTCTAACATCCGGTTCAGCTTCTCACGATCACTTTTGCTGGCATCTGAATTTAACCCGTTGGCCTGCATTGGTTTTACCCGGACTTCTGCATCTGGAAACAGCGTATGAACTCGTTTTTCCAGTTCGAGGCGGATAATTTCTGCCGCATTCGGCAGTCCATCAACGTTGCGCTTATCAAACACCAATTCTACAAACAT